CATTGGAAATCTAGACATCACCTCAATCAAACTATGAAATTTTAATGTCAGCAACTCAGTCAATACACCATTCGTCATTAACGCAATGCCCGATGCGTCAACGTGCGGATATATACCAATTCTCTGTGTCATTTCACCACCATTTGTATTTTTGCATATTCGTGAGCCAATTCAATGCCATCTGATTTCCGAAACTCCCTATTAAGATCACCTATAATAATTGTAGTTTCGTTAACGTGCTCGACCCGTTCACAGCGATCATTCACAATAACGCGATCTCCCACTTCAACTTCTTCTAACAGCTTGCGCATCATTCACCCTCCCCATTATTAGCACTAGACAATGTGTGTCCTAAATAAATCCTACTATATTGAATTTGCCCACCTATTTTTTTATTAAAATCAGGTATAATTTTAATGTTATGTGCCAACTGTTCTTTTTTGGTACGCGGCGAATCCCTATCGTGTTGCCAGACAATAACGAACTTGGATTTACTAACTATTCTTGTTTTGAAACTGCCCAATATTCCATTTATATCAGTCACAATTTTCATAACCCCAATCCCCAATCCCCAATCCTCAATCCTCAATCAAATAAATTAAGTCTTTTCTTTTGGAATAACAAAGCTTTAAAATAAATTTCAGGCATTTGTTTTCGTATTTTATTAACAGCTGGCCTAAGCCACGGTGTCGGTTTAATATTCACGCTCTGATTAGATAGATCATATAACATTCGTATTTTTGCGCCCTTTGGCCAACCCCTTTTAAACTTCTTTGATCCACCTTTTACCCTAAAGATACCTTTCGTTTTACCCAGCTCTAAAAATATAACACGCTTACCTGTCATGACCGCGTCCTGCACAGCAAAAACGTTCGCTTGCTTAGTACTTTTAGCTGCTCGTTTGCGCTTAGTAGACAATTTAATCTTACGTAATTTATTCCTAGCCCTAGGTAAACGTGTCCTTTTTTTATTGCCCAATCCCTCACCAGACGCCACCGTGGTTGGTAACGGTACACCGTGCTTGCCCCGTGACATCTTGATGCCGCCAAACTCTTGATCCTCCATATAGTCTTCAGTCGAGCCGACGAACGCGGCTTGACGCTCAATCTGAAGTGATTTTGACAGCTCAAACTGAATCGATCTCTCAGTAAATTTATTTCTTAAAATCATTTTTTCACGCAAATCGGTTCGAATTATTTTCTGAGTCTCAAAAACGCCCGTATTGATTGCACTACGATTAGCAAAATTAACAGCTCTTGATGCGAATAATTTCAAATCGCTCTCAAGTTTATTAATGTCTTTGTGTATAAATTCAAACATCACATTCTCCTTAACGCTTCCGATACACTATCGAACTTTGCAACAAGATGCTCGACAGTCACATCGTCATTATTTGGGAAATCTTTTCTCAACACGGTATCCATCACATAATACAAAATAGATATCCCCATGATATACCCCCTTTTACTTACATAATCCCTAATAATCTTTCTAAAAATCCAAAGCTTTATTTTATCCATTCCATTCATAATTTTTCATCCCCGTATAATCTAGCCCTAATAGGTCGAGTGGCCATAACCTCATCCGTGTAATATGCCCATTGTTCGTAATCCGCTTCAGCGATTAAATCAGCTTTTGCCTGAGCTACGTGAATATTATAAAATTGATATAACTCGTTATTATTATTGCATAGCCATTTTTTCGCAACAGAATCATATATACCATAAATCTTTTCTTTACTACTTAATTGAGTTCCACAAACATCTTCGATTGACACCACTCTACCTCCCCATATAATCTTGCCCTAATCGGTCGATCAGACACATTCTTTTCCCTATTAAACGAAAATTGTGCGTGCCTGAATGCAGCAATTACATCAGCCTGCGCTTGAGCTACATGAATATCAGAAAATTGATATAACCGGCTATTATTCTCACATACCCATTCATCAAACTCATAATCATACACGCCGTAAACTTGCTTAGTCCTACGTCTAGTACCTAATATACCATACCCCTCGCGCATACCATCGAGATCGCATATGATACATTCGATAACAACAGTCAGTGTCCTACCTGTGGGTTCACAATTATCGTCAATATCAATCAAATGTAGCATGTCACCAACCCTAAAACCCAGGTCCATTTTTCTATATTCAAAATTTTTCACACCAGCTTTTTGCTGATCAAAATGTTTTAATTCTGTTTTCAACATATGTGTCTTAACCATTTTAAGCACCTCCGACCAGTTTTCTCCACATCTTGCTGACATACCTAGCTTGATGTATCGCATCACCTAACGCGTTATGCTCTTTAGCACCCATAACGCCCAATCCCGCAATACTACTTTGATACATATCCAAAATTGTCCTGCAGTCTCTGATATTCCAAAATTTCCAAGGAATATCAATTTTATCGTCGTCTGACAACTTTATGTTTAACCTTCGATATGCATTTTCTAAAATGCAAATATCAAATGTCGCGCCATTTCCCCAAACTCTACAAGCTTTTGGCAACCATGCTGCCAATTCAGCCAGGGCGTCCACAAGGCTTGTCACGCCCGTTAAACACGTTCTTGCGTCATACGATTGTTTATCCCACCATTTTTGCGTGTCGGGGTCTATGCGACGATTTTGACACCTCCAAGCTAGCTCTCTATAAAACGCCTCATCGGTTTTTTGTATGACACCGCTCACAGGATCAAACATCACAGCTCCGATTGCAACAATCGCAGAATTCGGGGTTGTGCCCATCGTTTCGATATCGATCATGCAATGCCTAAATTTCATTTTAATTTTAACGTTAACTTTATCAATAACTTTTAATTTGTATTGCACTTGATACTTTGCCCCTTTAGCTTTAGTTTTTGTTTGCATTTTTAACTCCCTCTTACAAGTTTTGAATAAAAAACCACAAAATTTCATTTTTTAAAACTTTATTTTTTAAACCACTTTTTTAGTAACTTTAGTAACTATTTCATCGGAGTTATTAAAGTTACTAAAAACAGCGTATATACCACCTACATATATAAAAAAATTTATTTACTATTTTTTTATTCTACCTACATTACCCTATAGTACTTATAGTAACTCTAGTAACTGTGTGCATTACTTACTATTCTGAATGTAAATAAAACCTAAATTTCATTAAAAAAATCTATTTTGGTATTAATAGGTACTCAATTATGTAAACTATTGCCCAAAAAGATTAAGCTTTGATCAAAATCAAGAGTTACTAAAGTTAAAGGCCATTTTAACTAAAGTAACTATCGTTTAAAAATTGTACAGCGTTTTTTACGAAAAAAACTCAAAAAAAATAAATAAAAAATAAAAATGAAAAAAAATGAAAATAAGTTAGTGTTCACTAACAAAATAGTTACTAAAGTTAAAACGGGGTTTTAAGGAAAGTAACTCTCAAAATACATAAAAACTACTCTTTTTTAAAAAAATTAATCGTTTTTGAAAAAATTATCATCAAATTTTTCATCAATTTCGAAATCTTCGCAGACTTCTGCTGCCAATTTAATCTTGTAAAAGCCGTTTTTATTGCCAGCTAATTTGCCATAATTGAGACCCAACGCTTCTAAATCTGATCTCAATCTTTGCTTTGTATGCACCCTGATAATCCCGTGTTGAGCGCACCATCTCGTATACCTTATATAGACATTTCCCAGCAGTGTATTGTGTGTGTCATCAATTTGAATGCAGTCACGCTTAAACAGAGCAATCGTATTACTCTCGGCAAGCCATGTTTCCTTAGCAATCTCACAAGATAATGGTTCTTTAAAATCCCCGCGTTCTCGAACGCGCTGTAATCCCTGTAGAGCACGATTAAGCACCCCCGACAACTCAGCATTAATGATCTTATCACCTAGCCCGCGTATCATGTCGCTGTCGTTATGAAATCCTCTGGAAAACGGAATCACTGCAGCTCTTCGTCGGAATCCCTCGCTTAAATCTTTTGTCTTTGGATATGCATTGGATAACATCGCCACTGTACACACACGGGTAAATCTAAATGCAGGATATCCTTTTGGATTGGCAGTACTTTCGCCATCCTCACTGAGCTTTTTTAGTACACCATCCGGTAATAACATGTTGGCGTCGAGATCATCATCATAGACCAGCAACTTACCGACAAGATTTGCACTAGCGTGATTGTCGCCACTCTGCCCATTTTTAAATTTATCGATGCTCTCTGGCAACATTGCATTTTTAAGCAACGCGCAAAGTATCAACATCAATGTCGTTTTGCCATCGCCGCCTGGTCCATTTAACAACCACCATTTCGCGGGCTGTTTGCGCGGGTATAACACGTAGCCCATAAATTCTTCGAAGTGTCGCACTAAATCTTCGGTGTCTTCAAAATCAGAAAATGTGCCTCTTATGGCTTTGTCAAAAATTGGGCATTGGGCATCAGGTTCGTAGTCAGTTTCAATGATTTGTAGTAAGTAACTTTTATAGTGATGCCTTTTTAATTTCACCTCACCCGCATCATTAATCCAAAGCTCGCCGTTTTTACAGTTGATAACCGCGTACGGCATTTCCCGCATCCGCAATACATCGTCACATGTCGCTGCTAATCGTCCTATTATAGATAATGACTCGTTGACAAGCGTGTCCTCTTTAACATCTATGTCAGTTGAGCATCGCATTTCGTCAAGCGTTTCTGTAATTTTTTGACCCACATATTTTTGATGCACAGTGCGCCAAAATTCCCCGTTATACATCCAAAATTGGCCGTTCTCGGCAAACACCAATCCGTTTTTGTTGTGAAATTTGTCAACCAATGTTTTCTCGGCTAGCTCACGTCCAATATCTAATACTATATGCTCTTTAACTTGCTTGACTACGTCGTTGAGTCTGCCTTTTTGCCAGCCCAGCGTTTTACGTATTGTCTCAAGCGCCCTGGCCCTGTTAATAGCATCAGTATGCAGTGCTGCCCTGATAGCTTTGATAATATCCTCATCACTTGAGTCAAGTGCTAATGCATCGGCCCGCTTTGTTGCTATGTTCTCTTTCGGTTCTTTATTTGATGTACTATCTATATAGTCATTAAAATCTTCACTTGCTGTCGCTACTTTGATAGAGCCTCCGTTTTTCATCACTTCATCGTAAAGGGTCCTATCAGTGATCATAGTTTCTTTTTCGTGCAGTGCGTGCCAAGTCTTACTGACCGCATCGGACCATGTTGCATATTCAGGATTACCAGCCGACCATGCTATTGCTTCAGAGATTCCAGTGCCACCAGTCGCGTGATGGCTTGCGCAAATAATCTTAAACCAATCCACGTATTCAGCGTAATCAGTAATAGGTAACTGTGTTAAAAGTCTGTGTAATTGTATGTTAGTGATGGTGCCAGCGGGATTTGTGTTTTTAATTGGCTTGTATTTGAGTATTTTTAATAATTTTTTTGGTAGTTTGGGTTGTTCACCGAGCGTTGGCGCGAAATCATCCCATTCGTAATAATTGCCATTCGGGTGCTTACTGCCTGCGCAAACTATTTGAGTGCCTTTTGTTTTAAATTCGATACCTGGGAATTCTGGGATCTCATGGCGTATGTTTGCACCGGTCGGATGTTTTAAATAATAATGATGTCCTCCCGATCCTGTTATGACTGTGGGGCAATACTCAGCTAAATCTTTAATACCCAAAAACGACAGCAATTTTTGTAAAGAATTTACACCGTCTTTATAGTTGCGGGGATCATCATCGATTATTATTTCACCTTCAGGTATGCGATAACCAACGTTATTGCCTTCTTTTACGTATTTAAGTGTATTATTTACATCAATGTTCGCTATCGACCAATTTTTGTGAATAGGTGCCTTTCCCATCGGTACAGGTTTGCCGACTTTATTTGTAATAGTTTCGCCAGTTGTGCTTTTCTTAACTTTATTCCATTTAAAAAGCGGTATTAAGTCCGCTTTTATGTGTAAGTATGGTTTTAGTTGTTCTTTTTTAACAATCACATTGTTAACCTCTTATAAAATAAACTCTTATAAAAAATCAAAATAAAATGAAAATTTAATTTATTTTATTAATTTTTATTAAATTTTATTGAATTTTATTGAATTTTATTACTAAAATTTATCCGGTCGTAAGTCTTTCGCTTTAAAGAATTTACCCAATGTTTCATGTTTTTCAACCATCCTTGCGCCGGCAGGGCTGATTTGTTTTCGCACTTCCCAACCGTGTACTTTCGAATATTCGAGGTCGAGCATTTTAGATAAGTGATTGATTCCACCTGCTTTTTCTATCAGCAAAGTTAATTGTTCCAACTTTGCTAGGTTTAATTCTTCTAACAATAATTTCATTTCTTACAACTCCCATATGTGAGCTATTAAATATAGTTAGTTTTATAGTATAAAGCAAGTCATAAATAAAGTTAGAATTTAATTTACTATTTAATTCGAATATTATTTATAATATAGTTAAAATTTAATTCGAATAAAGTTAGAATTTACTATACTTTTCCATTTCTGGGGGTATACTTAACTTCATGGTAATCGCCATATGCAAATTAATTTTATAAAAACGAGGACAAAAACAATGCACAACATACAAGTAACATTTGATATAAAGGGTGATGATATAAAACAAATCGCGTTGCTGAGTAGCATCATGCTTAATATGTCTAAAACGGCAGGTGGACCGATTACGGGCAACGAAGTGATTGGTGCTGTATTAGGTAACGACGGCACGGTCGCTAAAACCGAAGAGCCTGAGGAGCCTGAGAAAATTGATACAGATGATGCAAATGTAGTGGTGAACAGATTTGCGGAATTTAGACGTGCTTATAAGAATACTAAAAAAAGGGTAAGTGAAAGTTTTGTAAATGGTATTTTAAGTGATAACGGTATAACAATTCTACCGGGACAAGGCAAATTACTTGCATCTGTGCCAGAAGCTTTATACAGCACTCTAATAAAGCGGTTTTTAACGAGTGACACAGCTGAAGAGGACGCTTTTACAGCAACAACGATTGATCCTAAGGCTGGAACCGTTAAATCGGATGACGATGAATTTGAAGAGAATTTTATCGAGGCAATGGCTGATGAGCTAGACGACACTGAAGAAAGCGCGCCAATCGATCCGGATAAAGTGATAAAAGCACTCAAAGCTGGCGTCAAAGAATACGATAGAGACACGATTAAGGAACTTATGGCTACATATAAATGCAAAAACTTAGCAGATGTTAGCAAATTATCAAATGGTAAATTACTGCAAATAATGACTGATCTGGACGATCTTGGAGAGATCGCTTAAACGAGTTTACCCCGATGCCGAGAGGCATCACTTTCCGTGCGGCATTGGGTCGCACGGTTTTTTTAAATCAAAGGAATGCGACATGGAAAAGTTAACTAGAGCTATTGTTATTAAAATGTTCAACTCGCTAACGATTGAATTAAATAAATGCAACAAGGATAATAAAGCTAAGTACTCAGCAATGACCAGACTTAAGGGTCATTTACGAGACGTTATGGACAATCAGGGCAGGATTAAAAACGGGCGGGAAATGATAGGTAAATTGCAACAACGCTATCAAAAGTGTTATTACGCTAAGTAATAATTATTTAACAACACTAAGCATGAGCCAATTGACGTTGGCTCATGTAACTAAAATTAAAAAATAAGGGTAAACATCATGCATAGTTCCGCACAAGCTGAAAAAAGCCAATTGGATGTAATTGAAGACAAATACGAAGATTTAACTAATAAATACGACATGCTCAATGCCGAATATGCAGCGATTAAAATCATGTTGCTACAAGACCTCCCTAACAAAAAAGAGTTTAAAAAAACGTGGCAACGTTTTGAGGATTTTAGACACATGACTGCGCAAAGTCTGTATTCGATATTGAGAGATTTACCCAAAAATGAACAAACAAGGGGTGAAACGTGATGACAATGCTGACAATAGATAAGAGGGCCGCTATAAATTTACCGATTGAAGTGCTACTTAATTTAGACGTAGAAGATATGCATGACGAGGCAAAAAGTGAAATCATACGCCACTTGCAATGTTCGGCTAAAACGGTTTTCGGTATAAACAGTAATGTGATGTGCGAAAATATGTCTCTATGTTCAGAACTCGCTGATGTAAAAAGTGAACTTAGTACAGTCAAGACTTCGCACGAAATACTTGAAGCTAAATATAACGCGCTGCAAAACGCACGAACAGGGTCGAATCGTGATGACTAAATACAGCAGATATGAAGATCTTAAAGCCAGTTACCAAGTGCTTAAACAATGCTACGACAGTTTACAAATTAAATTTGATGAATCTAAAGATGATCTCCATGAGATACACAAATCTCATGACGCACTCATTGTTAGGCGTCATAATCTCGTATTTAACTATGAAGAACTTAAAAAAGATTATCGAACCCTTGTTAGCGCGCATGCCAAATTATGCAATGAATCCGAAGTACGAATTCATTGCGACCAGGACGATGATGCTAAAAAAGCTGAAGATGCGCACGATTTGATTAAAGTTAATTACGGTAATCTTAAAAAAGAACATGAAGAACTTAAAAAAGATTATCAAGACCTTGAAAAGGATCATGACAAATTGTGCCATGAATGCGAAGTACGAATTCATTGCGACCAGGATGATGCTGCTAAAAAAGCTCATGAGCTTGGTAAAATTAAGTACGCGCACGATTTGATTAAAGTTAATTACGAAGACCTTAAAAAAGAACATGAAGAGCTTAAGAACGAACGCAACATACTAATATGCTGTAGCAATGACAAAAGAGCTGAGCTTGATGAAATACATAGCTTATATAATTCGCTCACTGTCAGTCATGATAATCTTAAAAAAGAACATGCAGAACTTGAAAAAGTCTATGCAAGACTCAAAAATGAATGCGATAATATACGCATTCATTCTCAAAAAAAGATCGACGAATTTAAAAACGCACATCGAAATCTTGAAAATGACCGCTATATGTGGAACGAAAGATATAAGGATCTTGATATTTTATACATCGAGTTGCGCACCGAAAAAAATATCTTAGTGGAAGAATGCGAGTTTGAAAAAACTCGCCGCGAGCTGCTAAAAGACGAATACAAAAAGATTGTAGATGATTGTGAAAATAGAATTCAATGTTGGATTGAAGAGGTTGATGAACTTAAATCGCATAAAGAAAATTATATAAAAGGCGTCAAGAAATCGCGTCACTTTAAATATGATACGCTTAGATTTAAATACGATAAACTTAAGTTAATAAACGAAACATTGCATCATAATTTATGCACAGCCGATCAATGTATACGTGGATGTAAAAGTGCGCACGACGCGCTATTTTTAAGTAAAGAACAGGTGCTAGCGGCTCTCGTGTATATGGAATCTGTTAATAAGTCATTAATAGAAACCAACAATAGACTGTACAAAGAGGAAAGCAACAATGAAGCTTAAATTAGGATTAGAAGACGTGTTGCCAAAAGGTCATCGCAAGGGTGAGCAAATCGAGGATGTCATTGAAGATGATCCCGAACTCATAGCGTATTGGTATGAAAACGATATTGCAACTTTTGATCATGAAGTTATTAAATTACTCGAAGCTAAAAAGATAATATGAAAAGGCTCGCTAAATTGAGAGTATGCGCGTCTTGTGAATGGGTATTTGATGACGGGATAACCTGCCCTAAGTGTCAATTTGGATCATACGGGGCTTATCGTACTCATGGTAAACAAGCTTACAGATTTAAAATAACACAGAGGCCGTGGTTATCGTGCAAAGCGCGCAGGTATATAGATTACAAGCTGAAATAGATAAATTAAAACCACCAAACTATTGGAGTTAATATAATGTTCGGCCTGATGTTCGAAAAGAATTGTAAAGCCTCGCATAGAAGGTTTGACAAAATGTATGTAGCTCTCGCAGATAAAACAGATGATTTAGAAAAGTTAGAAAGCCTTATCGGTGCATACAAATTCAAAGGAGAAGCTCTCGCTACTAAAAACAGACGCTTGGAAAACTCATTAAAATGTTTGAAACTAATAAATGAAGATCTGATAGCAGCTTACACACTGTTACTAAGAGAAAATGAAAATTTAAAATATATAAACAATGAAAGACAAATGGAAGAATTGAGACTCAAACGCTCGCTCATAGAGGGTATAAAACCATGTTCGGATTAATGTTTAAAAAAGATTGCGATTGTCCGCAATTAAAACGGTCGTATCATACGCTTTGTGTAGATCTAAAAACTATAAGATATGTGAGAGACGAGTTTAAAAAGAAGAACGAAAATTTGATAAGAGAAAATCAAAAATTATTAAAAGAAAACAATGATTTAAAATTTTATCAATCACCTGGTTCGTTTTTAAAGGATACAACCTGATGTTCGGATTAATGTTTAAAAAAGATTGCGATTGTCCGCAATTGGAACGGTCGTGTCATACACTTTGTGTGCATCTAAAGATCATTAGATATGTGGGAGATGAGTTTAAAAAGGCGAATGATATTTTAATAATTGAAAATCAAAAGTTAATAAAAGAAAACAATGATTTAAAAATTCATCAACACCCCGCAATATTTCTAAGGGACGTAAACTAATGTTCGGATTAATGTTTAAAAAAAATTGCGATTGTGACGGCGCGCATTTAGAATATACTGAACTTCTTGCTGAGTACAATCATGTTGAACACTTAAGAAGTTCGCTGGCTAGGCAACTTGTCCGTTACGAAAAAAATATAAATAAGTTGCTAAGATCTATTAAAGATTCGAAGCGAGATATTAAAGAATTAGACCAAAACGCACATGAAGAAATTAATCGTTTGAAACAAGAAATTAAAGGTATGCGATAATGTATAAACTACGTCCAAGTGCCGCCGATAGATGGACAGTTTGTCACGGATCGGAACGCCTCATTGCAAAACAAAATGTCACTGAAAAGTCGCAACTATACACACATGAGGGGACGGTCGCTCACATGTTATGTGAAACAGCACTCAGTAAACGTATTGATCCCAGTGAATTTTTAAATAATGTTTACTTATCGGGCGGTTTTAAAATTGTAGCCGACCAAGAAATGATCGATGCCGTTAAAGTTTATGTTGATTATATTTTAAATGATATTGTCAGAAACTACAAAAAGGAGCGTGTTTATTTTATAGAATCTTATGCGTCACTTGAACCAATGGGTGTCGGTGGATTGAAAGGTGGTACAGCTGATTTTAAATCAATAAATCGTGAGTATAAAATAATACATATTGTGGATTATAAACACGGTAAAGGTATTGCTGTTGAAATCGAAATGAACAAACAATTGTTATTATATGCATTGGCAGCATTGATAAAAGAAGATCCCCGACACACTCAAAAATGGAGAATAGTTTATACGATAGTGCAACCTAGAGCTATCCATCGCAACGGCCCGATACGCACATCAGGAATGACATCAGCATGTTTACATCAATGGTTCGATGACGTCATCAGACCAGCAGCTAAGTCCGTCAACAGCGTTGACGCGATATTACACCCATCAGTAACGACTTGTCGCTTTTGTACGGTATCAGGCGATTGTACGGCTCAAAATGCGAATACATTAAATGCTTTGGCATTAGATGGTAACAACATGCCAATTGAACCAAATCTATTAACAACTGCCCAGAAAAAATTTATCATGGAAAATCTAGATATGATAAATGGTTATCTTAAAAAAGTGAAAAATAAAGTACATGCGGAAATGCACAGAGGATCAACAGCGTACGATGGCATATTAAAATTAGTCAAGAAAAAATCAAATAGAGTCATTAATAACTACGCACTTGACCCTGACTTGTCTGAGCTACTAGACCACATTGAGGAAGCTGAATTTTTAACAAAAGTTCCTAGAAAATTATCAGAAATTGAACGTAATCTTAAAAAAGTATTGGACAAAAAAGACACCGTTATAGTTATGAAATCAATAACTCATAAACCAGACAATGGGCTGACTGTTGCATCACTGAAAGACACACGCAAAGCGTGCAGCATAGACCCCGCCGCAGATTTTAAATAGGGAGTAGTGACATGAGGCAAGACGAATTTATCAGTGCCAGTAACATGTCTAAAATTAGCATAGCGCTTGGGGTTTTACGTACAATCGTACCGGACGAAACTAAAGGGGGCGTCACGTTCATTGAGTGCGATATGCTGATACAGGCATTGGCAGAAATAGAAGAGCGTGTGGCGCTCTATACAATAGATCGACTGAGCAATTGAGAGGTCCATCATGGGTATTATATATAGCATAGCTTGCAAGACATGCAAAGTAACGAGAGATTTGGATAAATTCTCTTCTAGCGAAATTGGAACAAAAGTTTTTAATAGAGATGACGCGATGATGTTCGCTGAAAAAATGAAACATGAGTCTTTTCGAGCGGGGCTTCTGATTTCATTTTTAGCAATACACAATGGTCATGACTGTATATTTTTTGATGAGTACACATCGTTAGAATCAAAGTTGAACCCTCATCATGATCACAATAATTTTGTACAAGACCATAATTTTTGGAAATAAATTAAGAGGTTCATCATGTTTAAAGTTATATACCATGCGTCTGTGCTGTCGTATTTAGCTGTGACGGTGTCATTATCTTACGGATTATATAGCATGAGTTGGGAAAGTATGAATGCCGTATTAAATTGCATATTATACTATTTTTTATCTAACTTTATTTTAATATCAATATTGTATATCAGAAATTGGCCCGTCGATAGATTTAAAAATAAAGACGTAATTCAAGATGAAATTCAATGGGATCGTAAATAATATGATGGGAATACGACGAAAAGATATACCATTATTGATACTTATGATAGTCATTGGCGCGGGGGTTCCGTTTATATTGATCGCGCATCTTTTGGGAATATAAATTATGAAATCAAATGATGACGAAATTGGACCAAGTAGCTTGCTTGTACTGCATTTACTGTTTGTAGCAGTAATGATTGAAGCGTTAATTGTGATGGACATGATAATTTTAACGGTAGGTAGCGCGTTGGGAATAATATGAAAAAATTTAAAGGAACATTTTGGGGTGATGAGTTAAACATATTTGATAAAATATCCAATATAACAGTAGCGGTTATTGTAACTCTGGGGTGTATTATAATCGCACAACTTATAGCAGCCCAGCCATTATTTGCATGAATATAGCATTTATTATAATTGGATGTAAAACGGTGTAATATAAATTATGAATCTACCACAAATGTACTTGATAAAATATATTTTCGATAACACTGATAAATTACCAGAATCAGAACATATTTTTATATACGATATGTACCACACTGATACGAATTATATATTATCACAAGACGAAATGAACAAGCTCAACGGTTATTTAACCGAATTACAAAAAACCCAAAGACCGATTTACACAGAAACCAATCGCGTGGTTGATCGATGTGCAATAGGATTTTCTATAGTGACGGGTTCTATACTGATATGCATGGCTATTTACAAAATATTTTTTAAACCAATGTAAAACGATTTAACATTAAACTAAAGGAGTAAGTAATGACAAAAGTACTATTGAAAGACGTTAGATGCACGTATATATTTTTAAAAGAGCCGCGTGATGGTAAATATGGTTTGCAAATCATACAACCAAAAAATCACCCACAAGTGCCCTTACTTAAAAAGATGATGAAAGCTGTATTAATCGATGAGGTTGGGGAAAAGATGGCTAGTAAGAAAGGGAAATTCCGTAACCCATTACGCAACGGCGATGAAGAACGCGACGAAGAACACTATGAAAATGCATACTTTATGAATGTGAGTAATAAGGACAAGCCCGGTGTGGTAGATCAATACGGAGCTACAATACCCGATAGTAAAATACAAGAGATATGTTTTTGGGGGGCAATGTATCATGTATCAATTGACGTTTATTATTTTAAAGGTGGAGTTAGTGAGGACGGCAAACCGTACCCTGGTGGAATAGGTGCTGGATTAAATAATGTTATGTTTCGTAGCGAAGCCGATAAGTTAGGTGGTAGGGTGATTGTACCCGCTGAAAATGAATTTGCCAACTATGCAGACGCTTCGGATAAAGACGATGGCATCGATGATTTCGATGACGACGATGATGATATTTCGTTCTGATAATTTTTATTATAAATTATAAATTATGAATTATCGCTCTGTTTGACGGGGCGATAATTCAATTAAATTAAATTTAATTGAGGATTTTAAAATGAAAATGACAGAAAAAGATGAACTTTTTTATTTTATTGACGAATACAAATCGCATTTTAAAGACATAATGCAAGCTACATTTAAAACTAAAGTCCTCGCTGACATTGAAAGACTTAAGTCACTTTGTGAATCACATAAAGACACGGCATTGACGGTTTACTATAATATAAAACAACGGGAGGCCGATGAAGTTAAAGAGAAAATGAAATTTGAGAAGGCAATGCGTATAATAGGTGAGAGTGATTAAAATGGATGAGAGCAAATTAGTTGCATTAGATATTGAATGTTATCAAAATTATTTATTGATAATGTTTAAAAAACTAGCAAGTGGCAAAGTAATTTACTTTGATATGCATAATGATTCTAAACTCAATACAAAACCCATTTTAAAAATATTAAATGACTACACGATAACAACGTTTAATGGTATAGGGTACGACAAACTTATACTAGACGCGGCGCTATCGAATTTTTCAAATAGAAATATCTATCGAGTCAGTTGCGCAATAATAAAAGAACGACGTATGTCGTGGGATATAATGAAAGACCACGGCATAACTGAACACAAATTTAATCACATTGATGTAATGAATATTGCCCCGCTTAAAGCTTCATTAAAAATTTATAGCGGTCGAATTCATTGCTGTAAAATGCAAGATTTACCCATTGAACCCGACGAAATTATAAAAGTAGATCATCAAATTGTCGATTTAATAGAATACTGTGAAAATGATTTAGATAATACAATTTCGCTATATGATGAACTATTACCGTCTATATCACTACGTATACTCATGTCTAAAAAATACGGTATTGATATGCGGTCAATGTCGGATGCTCAAATCGCTGAAGCCATTTTTAAACATGAGTTAGAAAAAACATATGGGATGACATTAAATAAAGTTAAATTACAGGATGATATTACATATCAATATAAAGCCCCCAACAATTTGAAATTCAAATCTTTAAAACTAAAAGATTTGTTAGCAATGTTTCAGTCAATAAAATTTAAGTTAGATTATAGCGGGCATATAATAGCGCCCGATGAATTAAAAAATCTACATTTAAAAATAGGTGCTACGTCATACTCACTCGGCGTCGGCGGCTTGCACAGTCGTGAAAAAAAGAGAAGTTGCTTTAGTGACAACGATTACATATTACGTGATTACGATGTAGCCGCGTATTACCCTAATATTATTATTAACAACAAGCTCGCACCCGCTCACCTGGGCGAGCCTTTTAGACAAATTTATGCGGGAATAGTCAGAGAACGGCTTGCTGCTAAAAAAAGAAAAGATGTACCTGCGGATAAATGTCTAAAGATTGTAATTAACGGGACGTTTGGGAAACTTGGTTCGAAATGGTCTAAAATTTATGCACCGGAATTAATGTTGATGACAACGTTAACGGGTCAATTGACATTATTAATGCTGATAGAACGATTGGAATTAAAAGGGGTTAATGTAATCAGTGGCAACACAGATGGTATCATTGTAAAAATGCGACCGAACCAAATCGACCTCGTCGAAAGTATGATTGCGGATTGGGAATTAGACACCGATTATTATATGGACTCAACTGATTATATAAGCATCCACAATCGCAGTGTTAATGATTATTTTGCATTAACTAAAAATGGTATCAAAGCAAAGGGCGCGACTTACGGCGAACCGGCTCTATCTAAAAATCCATCAAATATTATTTGCGCTGAAGCTGTGAAACAATATGTAATCGATGGTACACCAATTTTTGAAACTGTAAAAACTTGCAAAGACATTCGAAAATTTGTGACAATCCGAACTGTAAAAGGCGGGGCGGTAAAAGACGGTGTATTGATCGGTAAAGCGATCAGATGGTATTATGGTAGCAATGAGCTAGACGCTATCTTTTATCGCAAGAACGACAACATAGTGCCGAGAACGGCTGGCGCTGTGCCGATTATGCAACTGCCTGACACATTGCCCGATGATTTAGATTACGATTGGTATATCAAAGAGTGTAATAAAATGTTAACTGATATTGGTTATCATAACTAAAGGGGTAATACAATGGATGATATAACAGATAGATCTTATATAAAAGTTGAAGTTTACGATGGAACTGATTCGAAGGGAAAGCCTAAGCTACAAATAACTACATTCGCCAACAGTCTCGGAGACATGCGTTTTGGAAAAATAAACCAATTTATTCAAAAATCTATTCGCGAGGCTTGTGATTTCAATGAAACGAAAAAACGTAATATCACAATAGACAAACTAACAGAAATAGAAAAAATCATCGAAGCTCGCGAACTTGAAATTAAAACTTTAGAAGAGTTAAGATTTTGGGCAAGCAATGTTATGTGCAAACTTGGATTTGTGATTAAAAATGATGGCAGCTTTGAATGTTGCGCGTATGATCTAGACACCGATGAAAAAAATTATGCTTGTAAAAAGCACTTAGCATTAGATGACTGTGTAGAAGCCTCTAAATCGCAACTCGCGCTATTATACAAACATAAATCAAATTTAGAGATTGAATTGGAGATGTATCATAATGAGCATGTTTGATTATACGTATGTTACAGTATGCGACATTTTTCAGTGTGAGATACCAGACAGACCCGATGAGTTTTTGAAATTTTGGGAAGAAAAAATAAAATTAATTCCTAAAGAATTTAAAGACATCACGCGCATTGATTTAGATATGAATGAATGTGATATTGGTTATCGTGTACCAAATCCCATTAAAACTGACAAACAATATAAACTTGAAGCTGCGCATAGCGCTCTACAAAATATTATCGAAGACGGCGAACATACAGTTTGTTTTTTAACAAATATTAAAAATAAGGCTTGTAATGTTTTGTGTGAAATGGAAATAGAAGTTGATATCGTAGATGACGAGGAAACATATACTACAAACACTGCAGACGAATATGAAGCTGTTAAAAAATATACAACGGCTGAAGACTGTGTAAAACTTGCTGAGGAAGCGCTCGAAAGTTTTGAACTTGATTTGCAAAAAATTGAAAACGAATTCAAAAAATCGTCATGACTAAGGGGTAATACACATGCTTAAATCTGAAAAAACATTCTTAAAATTAGCGACTAACCGCGTTAACAAAAGTAATGAAATTACAGAAAAGGAAATAGAAACCGCTTTTGTAAAATATGCTGAAAGCAAAGGCTGCGAAGCTTTAAAGTTAGTTTTCTTACGTTTAAAAGGGTTCCCCGATCGTTCAGTTTTGTGTAAAAACGGAGAAACTTTTTACATCGAATTTAAACGTAAAGGCAAAAAGTTAACAGATCTTCAAATCAAAGTTAGAAATATGTTAGAAACATACGGGTTTGAATATCACGTATGCGATGAAATTGGACAAGCTGAAGAAATTTTAGATGAAGTACTGAGTTGGCATTCGTCGTGAAATGGATACCTCGCGACTATCAAAAAACGGCAATCAAATACCTATTGAAAAACCCACAGTCAGGTTTGTTTTTAGACCCGGGGTTAGGTAAAACATCGATCACTCTTGCTACAATAAAAATATTAAAATCAAAATCTAAAATCAAAAGGGTCTTATTAATCGCTCCGCTCCGTGTTATTTATTCGGTTTGGCCAGGTGAGATAAAAAAATGGTCAAACTTTAATGATATTTCATACGTCATTTTGCATAAAAAGGGTAAACAATCTTTGCGTGCTTCTCAGAAAGATTTGTATTTAATAAACCCAGAAGGGCTAGCGTGGCTGCATACAAAACTGCTATTTGATTTAAAGCATGGTGATTCGTTTCCATTCGACACATTATGGATCGATGAAAGTACTAGATTTAAAAACGCTCTGTCGAGTCGCTTTGGACTAATCTCTGACATGCTACCTCTTTTTAAACGTAAACACATCATGACCGGTACGCCCGCGCCAAAGGGGCTAATGGGTCTTTGGTCGCAATGCTACTTGTTAGATTCTGGTAAAACGTTCGGTAAAAACTTTTACAGTTTCAGAAGCGAATATTTTCAGGCGAATGATTGGAATAAACATAACTGGCAATTAAAAGATTTTTCAGACGAATTAATCCATCGCAAAATCAGCCCCTTGGTTTTGGAAATGTCAGCTGAAAATTATTTGGATATGCCGCCCTTACAATACAATTATATTGAAGTCGAGTTGTCAAAAAACGAAATGAAACTGTATAAAAAAATGGAGAGAGTAGCGTTTGCAAAATTAGATGGAATGAAAACGTATAATGAAGAAAGCATAGCGCTTGACAACAAATCTGTGAGCGCTCAAGCCGCAGCTCAAGTTACACTTAAATGTCACCAGATGGCCAACGGCCGCATTTACGAAGACATCCCAGAAGATCTAGACGACGATCGAATGAAAGCGTTTAAAAAGCAACGTAAACGTATAATAGTACACGATGCTAAAGAGCTCGCTTTGATCGATTTGGTTGACGAACTTAACGGTAAACCTCTACTAATAGCGTATCAATTTAGACACGATTTAGAAGCGATTAGAAATGTTCTCGGTAAAAACATAGCCCACATTGGGGCGGGGGTGAGCATAGAACGCGGGCTGTATCTGGAAAAACGTTGGAACGCTCGCGAACTTGCTATTTTGGCAGGTCATCCTGCTAGTATGGCCCATGGCCTCAACTTACAAGATGGCGGCAATGACATATGCTTTTATAGTGTAAATTGGAATCTGGACGAATACATGCAGTATATAAGACGCATATACCGCAGCGGTGTGAACGGCTCTGTGCGAGTACATCATCTAATTGCTAAGGGCACTATAGATGAGGCTATTGTCAGCCGACTAGGTGAGCGCGCGGCTGAACAGTCAGATTTACGCGTTGCGATACGGCGCTATCGTTTAGATTTAGACTAATTTCAGTTTAGTTATTATTTCCATAAAATAATTCAAAAATAGACTTGACGGTGGCGCGCCACCTGCTATAATTACTTTAACATCAAGACAAACACAAACACAAACACAAACACAAACACAAACACAAACAAAAACTTAAAGGGTGAACAAAATGACAAACACAAACACAATCGGAACAACAAAAAGCTTCGAAATCATAAAATCAGAAACTACAGAAGTAATCAAAACAAAAATCAGAGATAACAGATTCGGAGCGGCATTCGACGAATTAGAAGATTCGATTCGATATGGAAAAAAAGTTGAAAGAGTTTTCTACACTGAATCTGAAATGAAAGAATTACGAGAATTGATTATAGCAGCTAAAAAAGCTTACAATCCAGCTAACACCGGCGCTATAGTCCCAGCTGTTATATTATAAACATCAACACTCGCCACCTCTTCGGAGGTGGCGAGTGGCAACAATTTCAGTTTAGTTATTATTTCCATAAAATAATTCAAAAATAGACTTGACGGTGGCGCGCCACCTGCTATAATTACTTTAACAACAGCGAAACACTAACAAAAACTAAAGGGTGAACAAAATGCAAATTACAGAAATTCAAATATTCAAATACGAAGATGAATTATGCAGCGCCAACATCATAATAGATGATTTATTTATGATACAACTTGGCAATGACGGTAAATTTTCCATACCCTTGCCAAATGATAGTTTTTGGATTGATGAAGACATCCAAGAACAAGCTTGCGCGGAATTCAACGTTGACGAAATTGTTGAAACATTAAACATACCAGCAGGCTCAGAACTAGAAGCCATGCCAATGGCCCACGTAATTTAAAAATAATTTAAAAAAGACTTGACAGTGGCGCGCCACCTGTTACAATTGCTACGAGATCGACGAAACACTAACTAAATGCTAAAGGTGATCAAAATGTACACATACAAAATAAAGGGACGAGTATCATATCCCGGTGATCAAGGAGATGGCTACGAGCTTATATCAATAGACATAAATGAAACTGTCGAAGTCGAAGAAATGGGCGCAGAAGAGGCATTTTGGACGTGGTTAGACAAAGACGAGCAAGAAGAATGCCAATTTTTTGGGCGTTTGACAACTTGCGATGCGAAGACATACGGAAAGAAAGGAGCTACACTCATAGATCAAAACGAAGAGCAGACGATTGACGTTGAGCTACAAACAGTTGACTAACTACAACATCAAGACAAACATAAAACTAACTAAAACTAAAATGGTGATCAAAACGTACACATACACAATCAGAGGGCAGGTGTCCTATAACGATGCAGAAAGCGGGTTTATAACGGTGGAGATCGATCAACTTTTTGAGATAGATGAAATGTCAGCTGACGCGGCGAAGCAGAGATTTTTTGCAGAAAATGGGCAATGGGAATTTCAGGGCTTGCTGCAAACTTGCGATGCCGAAACGGGCGGTAAGTGCTGGGCGTCGTATCTGGATTTGGGCGAAGGACAAACACTTGATGTGAGGCTAGCTAACTAGCTAAAACTTAAATGGTGAGCAAAATGAATACAGTAACAATATTTAAAATGACAGACATACATGACGTAACTCTATCAGGTACTAGCAACTACTTACTTGAGCCATGGCCGCTCGCTGTAGAAGACGACGGCGGCAAACTGTATCAGCTACCAGAGGGGTATACGCTGGAGTCTAATGTGGACGGCCAGCCCACTATTTATGACAACTACGGCGAGCCTTGTAGTATATTTAATCACCCACCTACACACCGGCCGCAGCTTTCATCGTCATCTAACAAAATGCCGGTGCTGAAATTGGCCGCGTAATTTAAAATAATTTAAAAAAAAAGACTTGACAGTGGCGCGCCACCTGTTACAATTGCTACGAGATCGACGAAACACTAACAAAAACTTAAACGGGTAAACATCATGAATAATCAAATATCAAAAATAGCTAAACTAATACAATCGACAGATTTTGAATATTACGGACTACGACAAATACCATTTGATCAAAATCCAGCTATAGGAAGCGTGTTAGAGGCGTCGTGTCAATGGGTCAACGAAGAGCCTACAGATTACAAACTTGATGGTACAAGCGCTATGCATATCAACACTGATCTCGATCGTCTTGAGATGGGCATTGTAGAGTCTGCTAAAAAATTAGGATTTACCGCTTGTGAGATATTGGGTGTTGATACGCGCGGGATATTCCATTGTTATGAAGGTACTAGATTAGCGCTTTGTGGTAGCGAGTTTGCGTCGTCACCTGACGACGACGGTGAAATGATATTATGTGATGCCATCGTTTTAGATGTTATGTAATAATTTAAAAAAACTAAAGGGGTAAAAATAATGCGAGTAAAAAGATTGTTTGAAAGTTACGACTCACGTCAATACGGTATTCCCTGGGGTGCAAAAATCACATTTAATGGTACTGAGCCTGTGTATAATTTTATTGGCGAATTTTTAGGTGACCCTCGCACGGGGAGCGCTGGCATTGTTGCAATAGAAGCCGAGACAAACGATATAGTTGCGTTTGGTCAAAAAGATAACGACTGGGATAAGACAGCTCAATACTGGTATGTTGTCAGTAAGACAGGTACGCTACTAAAGACAACACATCAAGCCGCGTTAAATCGTCAAGTCGCAATGATTATTGACGCTCTCAAAAAATTACAAAAAGAACATGATATTTTGCATGACGATTATCGAAAATTAAACAAGGCTTATGTAACGTTAAAAAATGAACGGGATGAATAGCATGAATACGTTAACTAACTTAAAAAGAGGCCAACTAGTAAAATTAGTTGGCTATGCTAAAGTAGTCGACTTAAGCGAAAACCCCGAAACGATGACACAACGCTGGTCAAGATTCGTTTGCAGAGAATGTTGGGCCTTGCAATCATTTGGTAAAACTAAAAGCGGTCAAAAATATATGATATCAGCTGTATGCTATCAGAGAACGTCTAACATACGGGGCAAAGGTTACGACAATTCAAAAAAAATGAATGATTTAGAATGGACAATACATCATTACGAGTATAAAGAGTTGCCCCATTACTATCGACTAACTAAATAAATTATGAAATAGGCACTTGAGATGAACGATGAAAACAAAGAAGAGATTATGGAAGTCGATCCGAAATATAAACGATACAAAATCAATGCGATTGAAAACAAAGGCCCTGAAATACGAGGATTGCGTGTGCCGAAAGAATATCATGACGCAATTAAAAGTATAATCAGAAAATTATTTGCAGGAACCGTCACACCTAAACGCATTAACAGTGCGACCAATGCATTGATTATCGAATTATTAAAATAATATAAGGCGCGGATAATGTTAAATAAGCCAGTTGAAGAATTTGGAAAATCTTTAATAAAAGCCCGTAAAAAAGCAGGATTGACGCAACTAGTACTCGGCATTAGGTGTGGATTATCATCGAGTTATATAAGTTATTACGAAAACTCAGAACATTTTCCATCTTTAGAAAGTGCTATAAAAGTGGCTGAATTTTTAGAAATGACGGTAGGTGAAATGTTAGGAGAAGCCACCGTCAAATCAAAAATTGAAATAAAATACAATTGTTTATCGCATGATAATAGAGAATTAGTCATGTTATTTATAGAGATGTTATCACACAGACTTAAACAAAAAATACCAATTAAAAGGACTCGAAAAACTAGGAGAACTAAAAATGATCGAACTACATAACGGCAAATCTTATATAATGGCGCAATCATTTATAGTTGGTCTACGAAACAAATTAACAAAATAACTCATTTAGATTTAACTATTGCAGTGCCGACAATAGTTAAAATGATAGTACTTACCGCTAATATTATTTGCCAAATGCGCGATGTTGAGAATGTATTTTTAGCAACTTTTGATTCTAAATATGGTATCTTTTCAGTCTGTATTATTAATAATTTGGCACTTGTTTCTGTAATCAAATCGAAAAGTTTCTCAATTTGATTATTAACATTTGTAAATTTTTCATCATTCAATTTTGTTTCAGATTGCATATAAGCCATGGCCAATTTACTTTGCGTTGTAGATTCGTTCAGCGCGGTTGCCATCATCTCAACTGTATCTGTCAGCTTTATCAAGCCAGCCTCAAGAGTTTTATTACCCATAATAACTATCTCGTTGATTTCGCTACGCGTTAAATAATCCATATCATTACCTATCCGTCATTATAAACTAACAAAGCGTTATTGTCACACTATTATTTTGTAAAGATGTGACATTCTACCATCGCCCAATCCGGTATTGTGCCGTCAAATAAGTTTGTTATTACGGCTGCACCAGCTGACTCACAACTTGCAAGTGTATCATAATTTGTTGTGTCTACTTGAGTAAATAATATAACAAAAAGTACATATTGCATCATTTAATAACACCCCTTGTACTAAATCGTATATCACTCACAAATTTTCCCCAAGGGAACCCTTTGCCAGGGTCAATTTTTCTATCGGGTGATAGATCGCTATGTCGTGTTAGTTTATTTATGTCGTGCATTTCAAACCATTCTAAAATTTGGTCTAAACCTATTTTATATTGGCAGTCTGATAAATAATCTTTGTTCTGTATCGTGTCAATGAAGCTTGCATAATCGTGTTCGCCCTTAACTAAAAATTCAATTCCTAAACTATTTTTGTTATGACCCAAGGCGTGATAAGCGCCCTGGTCATCTTCGCGACATCTAAAAATAGTCCCATTGGGCGCTATAAAACTATGTGCTGAAAGTCCAATCTCATCTAAATAATCAACGGCGTGTACAACTCTTTTATCAAATTTAATGTACTCAGCCATTGCATGCACAACAATTAAATTTGGAGTTTGGAAATCCGCGCCGTCACCTAAATGGTTATACTCAATCATTATGCGCCTATGAAACCTTTTAAAACTAAACTTAAATCTTCGGTTGTGGAGTTTGAATTTTCCCATCTTACATCAAATCTACCTTCAGAATCGAGCGGTACAAACGCGAGAACAGAAAGAGCCGTCGATGATATAAAATCATCAAAAGCTACCTGAAAAAATCCTATTCGCGTGAAAAGCCCCGCCGACGCCGAACTTCCCGTTTGTCTCGCAAAAATCTCGACAGTAGCCGTACGATCTGGTCCTGTAGGTGTAAATAATATGTGCACGTTCACAATAGCTATTTTACTACCTGCTGGTATAGCTTCCATGGCAGTCCAAATAGTATCAGGACTCGACGCTGCATCACCAATCGATTCCCAAGTGTCGACAACAACTTGGGATTCTATACTCAATGAAGTCGGGTGTCCCCCGTCTACATCTAGATAAGTTTTTGTTGCTGAAACATAATCTGTAACTTCGGTGTTACTTGGCGTTAAATCTATATCAAACGTAGCCCCGTTATAAACAAATTCAACTTTACGGCCAGCAACAATTGTATTAGCTTCGGCGGTGTTAGCTATTGTTTTTACACCTAAGCCATTAACATCCACAGTCGATGTTGTTGTATTTGAAAAGAGTGGTATAAACGATACTCGAAAGCCAGTAAAATAACTTCTTGCACCAAATTGATTTGTCTCAGGATCAATAACAAAAACATCAGCCCCAGCACTATTATCATCATAAGTCACAGCGCGACCTGATGATAATTCGGCAAGTCCTTCTAAATAATCGGACACCAATGCCGTGTCAGCTGTGCCGCTGGGTACGATACTCGCTAAAGTTAATATAGCCTGCTGCATTCCAAAAATATCATTACCGCGTGCCAATTCATACGGTGTACCATCGTCTGCACCAGGTGATGTCTCATTTTTAACACTTCCGTACGGATACGCTGCACTTGGTGCTGTGATACGTGGCGTATACTGTGTGTTTGGATTAATAGCCATTTTAATAACTCCTTATGTATAATCGACTAGTACGCCAATCCACAATTGGGTTGGGCATATTTTTAAACACAACGTTTCAAATTCATTGCGTCGGGATTGTAAAACTGTTGCATGGTCTGGAAAAGTTTCTGCGCCAATATATATAAAAAATGGGAAAAAAGCGGGATCGGTTGGTAAAATATATTGGCGCTCAATATAAATCGTACCTCCGTCTTGAGCGTCTTCGCCCCCATCTTGCATTCCGGCCGACCCGTCACCCAATGCACCACTAAACGGAATTAACACTTTATTAACAAGTGGATACCCAGTAGGATTTGGTGAAAAGCCATCTTGAGCTTCGGCGTCCCCGTCTTGCATTTCCGAACCGCCGTCTTGCGATTGGATCACAACAATACCGTCTGCTAAATAAATAGCGGGATCTCTCGCCGTGGCCGCAGCACTTACATCAATTGCGGCCTCGCTACCAGGCACCCACCAATCATGTACAAAAACATTAAACCCTGCATTTTGCAGAGTGTCTTGTATGTACCTAGGTGATTGGCCGCCCAACGCTTTCCATCGAGCTTCAAGTCTGTCTCGCCTTTCCTGCAAATCAATTAGCGTATTAGGTAATGCAAATTGCGTTTCCCACAATTGTATTTCACGGGTTTTTTGTGGATCTAAATCATTCATAACTCCATCGGAAAAATCACTTGCGTCCTCACCTATACCCGATAATCCATCAAGATATTGACGCAATTGTTTATCGGACGTCGTTCTAAACGCTTTTGAATTTGGAAATAAATGTTGAAGCATTCTTAAAAAAATCATGTGAATGACACCGTGGTTTCTAACTTAGCTTTCTCACCAATTTGCAAAACATAAAGTGGTATGGCAATTCCCAAACCTGTTTCGCTAAACGTCACAGTTGTGAAAGTGCCGTTTGCAGCCGCGACAATATCATCAACAAGTCCGATCAATGAAGAGCTTGTAATGCGATCTTGTCGAGGTGGTATTGTTAAACCATCGATAAAAGGTTGTGCGTCTAGAAAAAATTCAACGACAGCGTCATCTATTTGGGCTTGTACCGCTGCGAGATTATCAACAACCAAATCTGTCACCGTTACATCAAAACCTTTACGTGTAATTCCAAAAGTATTTACCAATGCACCTGCAGGACGTCTGGAATTTAGCCCATTTAAATCTAAAAAAATAGAATCTAAAACAGCTTGCAATTGAGCCAATGTAGGTATGCCATCAGGATCTCCCGAGCTTTCGGGTGTAGCCTCAACAAACACATCAACTTGACCAGGGTTGGCGCTGGTATACGGATAAATATTAATAATACCAGCGACTTCTTCACCCCATATTTCATAATCTGCATATGCTCCACCTTGGGGTGGTTTTTGAAATCTGTCTATAATTCTTTGTCGATAGACTTCAGTGGCTTCAGCATTTGCCCCTGTGATCGTTTGTGAATCCACAACTGTTTCACGCGCCACATTTGCCAAAGAATTCGCAAATGACACGATGTCACCGGGATTTAAATTCCCAATCACACCCGCGCCACCGCCACCAGCTTGATCACTCACAGCTCTTATTGTTGCTTGCACAATCGGCGAATCTAAAAGCACAGCACCAATAGTAATATAAGTGACACCGTTCGTAACACCTACAAGTTGACTGTTGTTGGGTAAACTACCCACTTGATTAGTCACTGTTATATCAATTATTAATTCAGCGTTGGTAGCCGCCACTGGTTTACCAACGCCGATCAACACACCCCAAAATTCAAGGGGATTAAAAACAATACCAAAAACTGTGGTGTCTTTATGCGATGCTGTTTGCACAAACATATTTAAAAATATTGATCCGGTGTATTTATATAATATGACAAATACACCGGAAAATACTTTAGCCAAAGTGCGATTAAACGCTACGGGTAAAAGTGGAATAGTTTGATTGAGAGCTGCTTCCAGTTGCGCGATTATGTTATCGCTTAATTCTTTCGTTGTGGGTGTCGTTAAACTCATGTTCGCACCTTCCAATTTTCTATAAATTCAAATTCGGATTCTTCACCAACAGCGTTAATTGCGGTAACTATTTTAACTCTATTTAACGCGGGTATAGTTACAACAACATCAATTGATGTGGCAATATTATCAGTCAATAAAAAATTTAAATCACTTTTAACAGCGTCATTTACAAGTAATAAATTGTTTGTAGTTTGAGGTAACGATTGTAATGCGTGTTGGGTCTTGCTTCTTAAATGTCGACTCTTATCAAGCTCATCAATGTTTCCCCAATAACTAAATTTACTATTAGCGCTGCCATCGTCATCCTCGTTACCGCCAAACAAAGCCATATAAACAAGCGTGGGTAAACCACCTGACATTTCCGTAAGGCCATTAACAACTCTTATATTACCGTCATCATCAGTTTGGAATAATAATACGTCACCTTGTCCGATTAATATTGTCATGACATCGGCCCGCCTGTAGGTTCTTCGGTATCGCCATCGCTATCATTCGGCTGATTATGAAAATGCGTATCAAAAATAACGCCATTAATATTAAAATCGCCATCGGTTTGCAGCTCATAAAAACCATTGCTATTACTACCTTTGATCGATCCCGCCGCGCTAATTTCCAACGTGGCATTATCATTTGATATCACTATCGACCCATCATTTTTAAGCCAGACTTGATTAACTGTGGTGCCATTGGCTTGCCGTCCATAGATGCGTTTATCGCCTTCTAACGCCACGGGCGCACTAATCGGATCACCATATGCTATCGCCGATTCGCCACCCTCACGACCATTTGATACTAAAAAAGCCCTATCTGTTTTCAATGGATACGAATCGTCACCAGGCAACGAAAAATCCTCAACTGTTTTATTAGCACCGCCACCGGGATTAACGCGCACATCTGAAACATTCGCACCATTTTTAACAGTGCGCGTAAAATCTAATATCTCAGCTATTCGTCCCATGGCATCGACTCCGGTACTTCACCACTAAACGTTCCTGGCAAAACTAAATTCAAAATTGCGGTTTGCGAATCACTATCCTGCTGAAACCTAACTGCCCTAATAATAAATTCATAATTGTTATATATCATAGCGTTGGGCGCTTGCAATATTATCGTAGTGTTGGGTGTCCATAATTCACCTTTCGAATCTCGCCACGTAGAAAGCTCAACGGTATAAAACACAGTGTTGCCAAACATCCTTCCTATCTTGGCTTTAACAGCTATTGACACTTCGCCCTCAAAACTATCAGGTACGTTAAAAGTAAACGGCCTTATAACGCCATCAATCCTTTCATTTTTTACAGTGAATTTCGAACCGCCTAATCCTAGTTGCATACTTTCAATGCCTGTTATGTGACTAAAATATTCTTGGGGATTGAAAATTGGTAACACTGATATTAACGGGGAATTACCTTGATTTAAAATAGCAACCGGTTTACCCGTTGCTATTTCTTGTTGCAATAATAACGCGCCGTCACTCGTACTTGCTACGATTAGATTACGTTGCTTAGCCAAAGCTATAATAAATTGCAAAACTTTTTTGCTCGTCTCCATCGTCACATCTTCAAAAACAGCACCCGCTTGCGCTGTGAAACTTACGTCCAAACCAAAGGGTGCCGCTAACTTTTGTGTAATCTGGCGTAAATCTTGATCTGCAAAATCTAATGGGTACGAACCCGCCGACGCATTACAATCATTAAGCACCCCAGGTAATGAATAACCTCTTACAAAAACAGTTTGCCCATCATTTGCCAATTTAGGATCGGGTGTTAACATCGTGCCTGTGAATAAAGGTTTGTCCCCAACTGTGACAACTACAGATTTAAAACTCATAGGTCTAAACTTCTCACGCAAATCTGATGACTCTGGATCAAAAGGCGAATCGAATTCTAGCGTGTCCATGGAATCAATAGATCTCGATATGCTTATATTAGTCCACAACCTGTATCTTTTATTTTGATTACCAATTAACAACGCTGTTTCATTAGGTTGTTCCGCGTCCGTGTTTTGCTGTAAATTTTTTGGTGCACCAGATAAATCAGGTATAACAATAGTTAATCCGGCAACAAACGGCGATATCACACCGGGATTAGCACTGGCTATCACAGTCGAGCCACTTGTTATCCCGTACACTTTTGCTGATATTTTTACAAAGGTGTCGCCTTCAATTGTTTCATATGTAGTAGACAATTTCACGACCCCTCGGTAATTCTTTAATTTCCGCTCCACTTAAATCATTGGACGTGATAAAAAAATCATATTGCGCATCAGTTTCTTGATACAATTCACCGACCAAATCGATAAAAGTACGAGGTCTATCTAACGTCAAACGTCGCTCTTGTTTTAAAGTAAATGATATCTGTACCAAAAATCCAGCTGCAATTGCGACAGCCTCTTGCAATTTTTGATAAGATCCGCCCGTGTCAATTTCAGATAACGATAAAAAATTATCATCTCTCCACACCACAACATCATCAAACAAACTGATAATTGCATCAGCCGCTTCCAATACATCGGTTTTAGTTATAAACTCATTGTTCACAACTGATAAAATTTGACCTGTGATATAAGTCGATACATACAAATCATCATTATGGAAATTATTAGACACCCTCGAATCATTTTCAATACCAGGTATCGCTATTGCATTGGCTGATGTAATTATATCGTTAACTAGATTTTTGTACCCGTCCAAACGAGCCGTGATACTTGTCAAAGCTCGCGCGGGTGATTGCAAAAAAATAACAGTCTCAAAAGCTAACGTCAAGGGATCGTTTATAAAAGTATCTATGCTAGCATTAATCGAATCGTATATAGCATCAAATTGTTGCTTGACATCATCTTGTGTGTCAGCAATAGTTTGCAATCCGTTTTTAGTCACATCTAAAATTTTTTGATATGAATTTTTAAGAGTCGCTTGCTCAACGACAGAATCAACATCAATAACTTCTTCAAAATCTTCAGCTTTCTTCGTATTATATTCAACGACAGCGTTAACAACTTCGGCACCAGGATCAACTTGCGACGCTGGGAATAACAAATCAATCGTTGTCCAAAACGTCAATTCGATAATAGCTTGATTACCTGCTGTTTTTAATTTGTCAAGTTGGGTTATTGCGCCGAAAGGTACAACGTCAATAGCGCCGTCAATGGGGTGAGTAAGTATGCCAATACCATTTTCATGCAACAATTTATCAAAAGCTTTGGCTTCCAAGTCGTAATTATTGCCCCAAAAAAATATGCGTAATGGATATTGACGGCCTGAATTTCTTGTCTGTTGAATGAACGTGCCTTCAGCATCGGGGAATTCAAAAGCGGTGCCTTTTTTTGTAAACGTTTTGCGCATGTCTTCGAAATCAAACGTTTGCGTTGTCTTGGTTTCTGGCGACGTGTACGAGGCTTGTCTAAGTCTATCTTGCCATGCCATCTAGAATGCCCCCGACTCTGTTAAAGTTAAGCCTGAAGCCAATGCGTTGCCTACAATACGTGCTGCCAGACCTTCGCCCGTGGTTATCTCAACTTGGTTTTTGGTCGTTTGTATTTTTTCATCGACCTGTCTTAATACCCTCTCGTTAACGCCTTCAATCGGAGGCAAATTAGCACCGCCCGCTGCCCCGTTTTCGTTATCGTCTTTACCGCCACCAAAAAAATCGACTATCTTACCGCCAAAAGCAAACACGCCCCCTATACCTTTTTTAACAAGTTTTATAAGGTCTAAAAATTTACGCCATGGCGTTATAATAAATTTAATTATTGCAGGCATCTTGCCAAGTTTCTCAGATATTTCATCAACCCAAGTGACAAGTGCTATAAATCCCGCAACCAATGCTACCGCTGCTATAACCATTAAAGCTAATGGATTTAATGCCATTAAAAAATTAACCACAATTAGAGCAGCTGCTAAGGTTTTTAACACAGTGCTAAAAACAATAAAAATAGCAACAGCTTTTGCAACAAATACAACTGTGTCTTTAATTTTTTCAATATTGTTAATAATTTTTAATAAAAATTCGCCTATTTTTGTTGCTAACATTTTTTCATTAACTCTTAACCAATCTGTCCACCTGTCGATCATATCTTTTAAAGGCCCTTCGTTAAGCTCAAAAATAGACAGTTTGACGCCCTCTATAGCCGACTTTAAACTGTCAATACTACCCTTAACATCGTTTCTAATAAAAGCCGCAACACGCTTACTTGTACCACCCGCTTTTTGCAATTCTTCACGAAATTCTCTAACAGATTTACCGGACTCAGCCAATAGTTTAGATGCTGCTGCTATTGGTATTTTACCAAAAATGGCTTGTATAATAGAAACTTTTTGTTTAGTTCCCAACGGTTTTAATTTTTCGCGCAACTCATCCAATACGTCAAACTGATCGCGTAAATCACCGTTAGAATCCGCAAGATTTATTCCTAGTTTTTTAAACGTCGCTGCTGCTTTGTTACCAACGCCAGCTAATGCTAACGTTATGTTTTTGGCCGCAATACCAGCCTTCGCGCCTTTTATACTACTGTTAGCTAAAAATCCCATTATCGCTGAAAAACTTTCAATGTCAGATCCAGCTGTAGTAAAAATAGCGCCCCCTCCTTTTATCGATTCGAACAATTCGGCTATAGTAACGTTCGATGAATTTGCGGTCTTACTCATCACATCCATCACTCTCTGCATACCACCTATACCTAATTCAAACGCGCCAATAGTATCAGACGCGACATCTGCGGCCTCTGCAAACTCAATTTCAGAGGCCGTGGCAAAATCTATTATCGACGGTAAAGCTGCCATGGCGTCCTTCGCACTAAATCCTGCCTTAGCTAAAAAATTCAGCCCTTGAGCGGCTTGCGTAGACGTGAATTCAGTGGTCGATCCGACTTTCCTAGCTGTTTCTTCAAGTTCTTTAAACGCATCAGTGCCGCGTTGTATCTGCTCTGGAAATTTAGCAGCGGCCGATCCGATCGCGCGACCAAAATCGGCACCCGTCACTATCAAATCTTTAATAACAAAACCCATTGCAGCAAAGGCAACCACGCCTTTTGTCCCAATATTTCTAAGAGTTTGACCGAATTTACTAGCGACCCTATTTAATGAACGAAAACCCGCCTTCGCTTTACGGGTGAATTTACTAATTCTATTTTGCATTTTCGTCACGGGCGCTGTTATAGCATCGATGCCTTTGAACACAGCTTGAACACTAAATCTACCTGCCATAGCAACGCCTATTTTATTTGTAAGATTTTTTCAAACTAGGTCTAAGCCCGTCATAAAAAAATCTAATTTGATGCATTTTCATTTCATTAATGGGTGGTAAACAATTGTAGTCCCTGCATATTTGTAACAACATTGTTACATAAACGTTGCCAAAAATATGTAACTTCCCTCTTAACTTTTCATCCGCACCGTTGACTACTAACGGGGTGCAGACTAATCCATTAAAAGCAAAAAAATCGACTCGCAAGTTTTTAGATCGACACCTTTTAATTTAAAAATTGTTCTGGAATGCACTTTTGTCATAGCTGCCATGACTACATAAGTTTTCAATACGTCATGGCCTTTTTTCTTATTATCCATTGCTGTAAGCATATCGGCCTCGCGTTCATAAAAAGTCAAGGGATCGTCTACCTTAGATTTGACAGGAGTATAAACAGCTTCGCAATTGTCATTGATAACTAACGAGCCTTTTCGCATCGCTTTTATAAGTCTTCGCTTATGCTTTTCAAGTGATGCCGTATCTTCATCATCCATATACTTAGTATCAACTTCTATATCCATGCCTTCTGCGAATCTTTCAAACTCTTTTTCGCAAACCTCGATAGCAACCACTTCCTCAACCATGATCCTTCTCCTTAATTAAAAATAAAAAACACTTACTGTTTTGTCAATATTCCCGGTCCTGAAAACGTTACAGAAGCCGTCGCGCTTTGACTACTGGCTTGAAAATCACCTGTGATTTGCACTGATCCTTGATAAACTGCACCAGACGCATATGTTATATTCATAGTGACAAAGTCATTCATATTTGCGACGTCTTGCAAAAATTCTTGATCCCCTTTGTCGTCATCAATTTCAGTTGTTAAACCGTCAATTAGCAACGGCATCCTAGTTTTTATCAACCTTGCTGTCGAATTACCATTGGCCAAAACCTCATTTTCAAAGCCGCCTAATTTGCGCTGTGATTCAGCATCCGCTGCAACTACAAATTCCCGACCAATCAACGTGTATGAATCAATACTACCGCCTACCGCTGCCATAACTCCCCCTAATGTATCGATTTACAATACAATAAATATTACTTTTAAATTAAACTATCACCGCCGTCGTGCCAAAGAAAAAACCAAAATTAAAATCAATTGATTTGATATTTGTATTACCGCTAAGCTGCGCAGTAAAAGCGATATCTAAACGCTTTGGATTTGTTGAACTAATTTGAGCTTGTATACTGGCTTTAACCGCTTCTGGATCACTGATAATTGCCGCTAATGCCAAGTTATCGATCACAGTACTTATTGCAGATACAGCCGATTTTGGTTTTTTAGCAGCGGGATTGTTTGTGGCCTGACTATCAGGTATAAGCGGCGCACCGTCCCATTCTTTTGTCGCAAAAATTAAATCAAGGTTAAATAAAATGTTTTGAATTCTGACAATATCTACAACGTAACGATATGCGGGAATGGGATCTCCATCTGGATGAAAAAACGTGACGACGTCTGAAATATTTATAACACCATCTTTGACCTCAATCGTTGAACTTCCTTTTTTAACAGCATCATCCCTTTCAACGTAATCCCATTGCTCAGCATCGGTGCCTGGTACTAAGCCAGTGGCATCTTGTGACCCGTAGTCATGCGGTGGATTGTTACTAGCCAGCACAGCTATCCTAGCCACTTGTCTGGCCGCAATAACAAATGGTAAATTATTAGACCCCGGTGCTACTAATTGGCAATTGACCCTGTCAGTTTTACGACCATCTGGAACTGTCGTAGCTGTTGCAACGCTCGCTACATTTTGGCCAGAAAAAACAATTAATGGCTTTCTCACCAACGCGCCATACCGACCTTCACCGAAATCTGAATATGCAGTCAAAGCTGTAGAATCGGCTGTATCTAAACAATTTATCATCATCGATTCCCAAATGTTGCCGACTTGATCTAACGCTGTTGTGACATCGGGATTACCCGATCCGCCGACGGGTTGAGTTATTGCAAACGATACCCCCGCATCAGTCGGTCCAATAATTTCAATAAATAAATCATTGGCACTTTCGCCTTCCCATTTTGACGTTACGTCACATACTGTTGTGCTATCAGTCGCAATCATCGGTATCGGCAATATTGCATTAATCGCATCAGTGATTAACGTGACGATTGCTGCCACTGTTGCGCTAACTGGGATAATAAAAGATTCGGAATCTATCTCATTGATACGTACTAGAAAACTTGCTGCGACGGTAGGTGTTCCCGACGGTGTTATATCGCCATCAGCGGCATCACTGCCCCCGTCTGATGCAGCTAATGGATAAAACGTTGCGTCAAGCGTGCCGATACCGTCTCCATTGACCGGAAATAATTGTTGTGAAACTAAATGCAAAGGTGAGCCAAAACCTACAGCATTACCGACAGCCACCGCATCCGTAAATTGAACTTTAGTCGTTGCATAAGTTGCTGTCGTTGAACCCTGCCCTACGATTGCAATGCGTTGTGGTAAATTCAAAATAGAATTGGTTCGCAAATCTTTGAAAGCCGTTTTTATACCCAGTACTCGTGCTACCGCACCCGCGTCCACCGCTGTAGAAATAGCCATTTTAAACTCCTATTTTATTTCAAAAACAAATTAAAACCATTTTGATAGCAAACTTGCACTTATGGTACTAATATCAGCCTGTAATAATATTCTGTTGTACACAAGTATTTCGCCGATATTGCCATCAAATGACAATGTTGTGTCGTCGTTACTACCTATTAATAAATCGACCCCGTCATTACTTACCGCGTTACCGACCGGTGTCGATAACGTCATGCTATTAATACTCGTACCATTTACATAAAACACCGCTGTGTTAGCAACGTCGGAACTATCATATGTGATTGTTAAAATTTTTACGAAAGCATCAGATATAGCCAATTCACTTGTTCGAAAAATCCCGTCATTGCCGTCAAACTTTTTAAATAGTTTTAAATGATTTTTACCGCCCGATGGATCCGACAACCCTATAAACATATTATCACCTACACTAATAATACGTCCATTGCCAGTTTCACCCGCTGAAAAAGTTCTAACGACAAAAAACATTGTCCCGCCATTATCAAAAATATTACACAACGTACAACCGGTCTCTACAGTTAAATAGTCGTTATCGCCGTCAAAGGTTAATACGTTTAACGAGTTGAGAGTGTCCACACCTGTGGCGGGTCGGTTAGGCACTAAGCATTGTGTAGCATTATTTGCAGTACCACTTATATCACGCCATTCTGATACAAAACTAGAATCTGTTATAGTGCTTGTATCATCGGCTTGGAGATGCAACATCAACGTCTCGCTAGCTAGATAATCAGCCTCAACTAAAATTTCCCCGTTCTCTGCTCTTAAAATATCTATAGATAATAAATCAAGGCTGCAAGGCTCAAACTGTGGCGATAACTCGTTAAAATGTACTCCAAATTCAATTCTCGCAGCAACAACTTGTTGCACTTTGCGATTATCAATTTGCATTTCAAAAGCACGAATTGATCTAATAAAACGGGACCAAACTGTACCGCGCGGTAAATCTAAATATGTGTATATTGACGCCATTAAAATGTTGCGAACTAATCTCACACATCGCTGAGCTTCAAACGACGCCTCACGATCACCTGGATCGTGACCTCCCCCGTCTACATCTGTACTTTTTCCGAAACCATAACAATCTATATTATAAATTGTTTCTGATTTTTGACGTGACATCACATTAGATGCGCTCAAATCAAATGTAGAATTATCATACCAAATATTCACAAGAGGGCTTGTATCGGTAGGGTCGTTTTCGTATTCTGAAAACGGGTTAGATCTCTCTGTAAATATTCTTAATTTCCAATCTGCCGGATCTTTGCATTGCTCTGTTGCAAGCGCTTGTTGACTAACTGTTTCGGTCGCTAAAATAAGAGCGATTTGATCACGTATGATCTCAAAATTATCTAATTTATCTATTAGCGTTGTGATGCTCATTGATACAATTCCAACATGCAGACTACCATCCCTAATGATCTATCAGGTTTGGCTTCGCTAACTTTAAACAAATATGAGTTACCATTAATATCATCAAATGCTATACGCCAAGGTTTCAAACTTGCATCACTAATATTAGTGGGTAAACCTAAGCCACCTGCTGTTAACACTGATATACGCAACGCTACCGAGGCAACACGAGCTGATACAGCTTGACCTGTGTCGGGATCAATAAACTCACTGACATCGTTCGAAAAGCCCTTCATTGCCAACACAACATTCGCGGGATCGGTTACAATAATATCAAAACCAAAACCGTAGACATCATCCTCTAATATAGAACCTAAATCAGTCTCAGCTAATTGACGTAATCCCACTTTTATGCACCTTCAATAAAACCTTTCTTTAAAAAATTATCGAAACTTTGTTCTGAAGCAAAATCTGAACTAGAAACCGAATCACCATCTGACAAAACACCTCGGCGTGTCGTAATGGCTTTGCCCATGCAAATTTTAAACACAACACTTTTACTCGCAATCGGTTGTTCGTCGGCATCGTCATCGGCGTCATCGTCAGAATCTAATCCATCATCAGAATTCAATTCATCGTCCAAATCTAATTCATCTAACCCATCGGAATCATCCGATGGGTTAGCAGCTCGTAATTTTTCAAGTAAAGTTGATAAACCTTTTTTATCTAGACCCTGATAATCAACATCAGGGTCTAATTTTAAAATAGATTTACGCAAACTTTTTACCGTCGACATTACATTCCCCTTAAATTAAAATTCTAAAAAATATAAAATTATGTAGTTGTGTCAATACACCCGTAGGTATCAATAGCAACTGGTATCATAAGCGGCCGTGATCCCACACCACCAAACAATTGTTCACCATCTTGCGACAACCAAATGTTTGTAAACAAATCAATATTGCGCTCAGTACTGCTTAATCGACTGGGTAATTCCGGCACCAATGCTGCCCCTGTGATGCCCAGCTCAGCACCGATATTAGGGATGGCTCCAAAAGACGCATCCATTCGACCGCTGCTTGCTCTCACGATCACTTTATCGGTATCTAAAAATTGAGTTTTAGTACCAGTTTGAGGATGATTGAAACGCCCGCCGTATGTCCAAATATCATAACGATAATTCCCAACCTCAACGACACCCCTAAAATTACCGCCATTGCCACGCATTTGCATATTAGAAATGGTGCCCTGATCAATACGCCGATTATCATAATGCGCTTGTACAGAATCGTCTTTTAAAAATTCTATAAATGCAGTCGAACCCATTATTAATTGATCGGGGTCATCTAACCCGTCATTTCGGATCACTTCAGCGACAGAATTAATATCAGCAAGCGGATCAGCACCCACTGACCCCCATGACGTGCCAACAGTTGGGAAATGCGATGATTTAGGCTTGTAGTCAATTGTATAAACTGTATTACCAGACCCATCAACCAACGTAACAACACCCGTTTGTAAAACTTGTGACGCCTGCCACTCCATCGCTCGCTTTATTTTAGCCTCAACTTTAGTCATGCCAGTGAATAACTTAGCAATTACATTGGCCCTAAAATCAGGCTGTTGAAAAGGATTCTGTCCAGGCATTCTCTTGATTAAATCCGTAGAATTTAATGCAATCGCTTCTTTGTGAATGGGTGGCTTAAAGTTTTTATTCGTATAAATATCTGTGGCATTCATACGATAGCCAACTGTCAAATCCTGTATTGCAACGGATACTTCCTCATCCGTTCGAATAACATCGATTTCAACGGTTTCGGAACTATGGAAACTTGCCGACGTTGTCTGAAAAAACCCCGATAAAAACAACGTGGGCGTACTCATTTGCTCATACAGCGGTAATAGATTAATAGTGTTTTCGTTACTCATGTTAGCCCCCTGCCTTCATCGGCATTTATTTAAAATTACTTAATATTTAAATGTAAATATTTAAATATAAAATTACGCGTTATCTAAAATGTTAAGTTCTTCAACATCAGCTGCTATCAAAGAATAATCCCGCAGCTCATCTAAAACTACAGCATCAACATTACTACCATCGCCATCAGCATCGATTATCAAACGCTCTTTGCGTACCGTACCTGCCACCATAGCTCGTATTGGCTCATCACCTGCGCCCGTCACTGTGACCTCATATGTCAAAATAGCTTTGGGTATACCGTTTTCGTTGGTCGCGCCGCCTTTTACAAAAAGTACTAATAAATCTGACACCGAATCACGCGCTAAAATAGTGCCCTCTGCGATTACATCAGCCCCCGCAAGTGTCAACTCTTCATCCCGAAACTCAGCATCGCTGAAAATGACACTACCACTGTCATTATTTGTGATTGTTAAATTAGCCATAACTTTTAATCCCCTTTTACAAAAATACTATTCACAAAATACTATTCACAAAAATACTATTTATACAATTTAATAATTTATACTTTCTTTCCCAACTTTTCAGCAACTAAAGCCACCATATCCACACCAGAATTACTAGAAACGTTTGACTGTCCAGATAAAACCTTGCCCGTGCCATCATCTTCAGAATTTCGGGCATCCAGATCCGCTTTATTAATCGAAGCTGACAAATACTGAGCATTCAAAGTGGCTGTCATACCCGCGCCGTCTTTAATAGCGCCCATTGCTGTTTTCATATCGCCAGAAGATTCACCCATAACTAAATGAGCTGTCACACGATCCCGTTCCGTCGCACAACCTTCTTGCGCGCCTATTGCTACAACCGCATTATATATACTCAAATGTTTTTCTTTCAGTTCGTTAACATCCATCGCGCTCACCTCTCTATTACTGCTTAATTTGGCTGTTAAGCCCCCGTTCGAAACCGCTAATGCATTAATTTGTATTGCATCAATCAATCCCATTTTTTTAGCCTTTTCAGCCAACATTGTTCCGCCCTGACCAAAATTTGCATTAACTTTTTCAACCGTTATGCCCCTACCAGTGGCTATCATCTCGGCAAAAAGATCATGCGCTTCATTCAATTCTGTTTTGACAGCTTTGATACCTTTTTTAGTAGTCACATCAGGTGCTTTATTCGGAGCATCATCACTTGTTATAGTGACCTCATTGTCGTCTATCGCAATTTTTGTTAAGACGCCGACCGACCCAAACACACTACCTCTATTTGTCGCAATAATTTCATCAGCTTGTGCTGCTATACCAAATGCAGCCGATGCAGCCATGCCAGATACAACAGCTTTCGTGGGTTTTTCAACGGCTTGCAAAGTTTCTAATAATTCAATCAAGCCTCCCATTTGACCGCCAGGACTATCGATATTTAAAACTATGTTATCAACTTTGCTATTATCTTCAGCTGCCATCACGGCATCTGTGATTTGAGAATGTGTTACGTTTGAACCCGTCATAAAAAACATCATAAAACTGGGTCGAGTAGTTATAATGCCTTGAATATTTATACTAGCAGTGCCCTCGACAATATCCATGATCGCGGAAATGCCTTCACTACCTTCGCCCAACATTCTCGCTTCAAATTCACGCTGTTGTTCTGCATCTGGATTAAACCCAGAATTATAAAAGGTTTCTACTTGTTTTTTCGCTTCGCTTTCTAATAACCACATTTAATTTATTCCTAAATTAAAAAGTTAAATTTGATTCACACAATCGGCCTTCGACGACAGTATGCGCAAATACATCCTGCGCCGCCGTGTGAAAAGCAGCTACTTTAATATCAAATGGCCCCTGAGTTACGAACGGGCGTTTTGGTAAATACTGAAGCGATGATGTACCGATTCCCTGCAAAGAAACTGTAAATTCTTCGGTCCACAATGTATTCCCAAATGCTCTAGTCAAATAATCAGCCCGTACAAACGCATCAGCGACAGATTCCTTATCAGCCGTTATCATCATCGAATCGAGATAAAAAAACCTGGTATCAGGCACCGAAATTAACGCATGTTGTGATATTTGCCTACCGCTTTCAATCTCAATAAACGTTGTTCCACCACCTGCTTGCCTAATAATAATTTCACCAACCGAACTCTTACCTGGCAAAATATAAGATTTATTAACCCTGGAAATATTAGTTGGAAAAACTACCGGCGTCATACCATCACTACCGTCTAGTTGTATGACAAATACATTTTGCGGTTGACCTGCTACTTTGACAATATCAGTGCCGTCTGGACCCAACATTGTTACAGCTACAAATACATCTGTATCAGCCGCGTTATTACTAAGTATTTCTAAAGATTCACCCGCGTCGAGCGGCAATGGTATAGTAGTCACCGGTAATGATGTTAAATCTGTAAGAGATGATTGCGTTAATATCGTCGACCCTGTCGCAAAGGCAGGAACACATCCTGTAACGGACTCTATTGCTAACGCAATGTCATAGCCGCTGTCTTGATCGTTCGAATACTTAGCCATTAATTAACTCTCCATGTTTTAAACTATAACCGTCGATGTTTGGCAGAACAGGCCTTCGGCTCTGGAACTTGCGACTGGGTTCTGTGTAGATTCAGTCGAAGCTGATATTTTAAAATCGGCTGGTCCCGTAAATACTTGAGGATGTTCGACTTTATAGTTAAACGTAGATGTACCGTTACGTTGTAAACCAAATTCAAAGCCGCGTGTCCACATCGATGCACCAAAAAATTTAAGCTGAGCAATAATTAAAACAGCAGTATCAGCCCCTCCAACTTTTTCTAATGATCCCGATATCGCTGCTATTTTGAAAACATTAGTTAGGGACAACGAAATCAAAGAATGATTTGATGATTGCAAAAATTGTTCAATTAACAAAAAAACTGTACCGCCTCCGACTTGCTGTATCCTTATATCGCCAACGGAACTTTTAAGACTTATTACAAAACCGTTAGTGACTCTTGATAAATTTGTCGGGAAAGGCACCGGTGTGGTTCCGTCGCTCGAATCCAATTGCATTAGCACAGAATTTTGAGGCAACCCAGGTACAGAATCTACGTCTACACCATCTGGTCCCAACGTCATTATCAAAACTTGTATATCTGTATCGAGCGAACTTGTACTAACAATTTCCAAAGCCTCGCCATTGTCAGCAGGTAATGGAATTACATCAACGCCCAAATTTGTTAAATCCATAACCACATTAGGTGACGTTAATGTAACGCGACCCAGGGTGGATACGTTGGAACACCCGTTAATTAAACCTAACGCCAATGCTAAACTAAAATTACTATTAAGTGAGGCCGAATATTTTGCCATTAATTAACCCTTGGCTCGCTCATGTCATCAATCTTATCTGTAAGCTCATCCAACGCGTCAACAACACCCTCGTTGTTCGCTGTGATTCCAAATCCACCCATGGCCTGTACAGTTTCGGAATTAGAAAATTCCTTTTCAATTTCCAATAGCGGCCGCATTGCATCAGCTTTTTGTTCGTTCTCACGTTTTAATCGTTTAATATTTCTTGAAAATTTAGTTCCTGACATGCCCCGCGCTTCCCTTGCATTCGTAGACCAGCCCTCTTTAATTCTCAATTGCCCAGCTTTTGCTTGCTTAACACCGTCTATTGACGGCTTAATTGTCCCGTACCATTCCGATGCCGTCCATGCTCCGAAAATATCGTATTGTTTTGGATCGCGCCACGCCACCAACAATCCAGGCGCTTTAATTTTTTGCGTCAACGTCTCATTAATAAGCCACTCAGTATAAACAGGTGCACATAATTGCTCGGCAAGTCTCGCCCATGCGTAATTCAAATAAATAATAAATTCGCTACTTGCTGCCTGACTAGCACTGTAATTGCTAGAAAAAGCGAGTTTTAAAATCTCACCAGGCATTTGTACACACCACGCGATCGATTCAATAATCGCAGCTTCAAAAACTGGAAAATTTATGTCCGTGCCAGCCGAACTATATGGCACCGGTTCCTCGCCCTCTTGCAGTTCGTCTATCACAACGCCTGGAATATAATTGGCAATGTTAAAACTACGAGTTGTGCCATCGCCGTCAGTTACAGAAGCACTATTTTTTCTAACAGCGCCACCTTGCATCGGTAAACTACCAGGTTTATCTGACGTTTTTTTAACAAACAAAGCTAAAATTGAATTTACTACGGCTTTGCGTTGTGCCGAATCACGATACCTGTCTATTTCTTTCAACGATTGCAAGACCACTGCCAGTAATGGCTGTCCTCTCACTTCATCAAGTCGTTTTTCGGTCCCGTACATCAACCACGCCACACGTCGTCCTGTCTTTTCGCCAAATGCCGGTAAACGTTTACTAGACCTATCTTTTTGAGTAACCCAAAAAGCTACAATCCTACCAGACGAATCTTGTTCAACGCCGTGTCTAACAGTGTTACCATTGCGTATCTGTGCCTTCCCGCCAAGCGGGGTTTGTACTTTATTTCCGCTCACCAATTCAATAGATGGCGTATTAGTGCGGGTATTAACACGCATCACAATAAGTACGTCACCGCTCACAAGAGATTCTAAAAGCGCTTGTCTTTCTATCTCAGCAAACGTACTAACACGATGCCAATCGCACGCTTGGGGACTCTTGGACCACACTGAAAACCTAGTTTCAACAAGTTCTGACCAGTCAGCCAATGACCCCTCTGGCACCCCTAAAATGATTTCTTCAGGCGTTGATTCTGGAAATACACCCGTGTTAACAATGTTTGTAATTAATCGACGAATTAAACCTTTCGCATACAAATTATCATTAAAAAACTCACTCGACCTATGTCGCAAAGTCCAATAATCAATTTGTTGTAATTGTGTTGCGCCCAATCCGCCTGAAAATTTAGAGCCGTCAAAAATAGAACGTTGCCAACCAGCTACACCAGTTTGTCCAGCGTACGCAAGAGGATTAAACGGGTCCATATCATCGACTGATATAACCTGTTCAGCCGGTTTATCCTCGTTTTTGCTAAAAATATTTTTGAATTTATCAAAAAGTTTCACCATGCTGGCTTCGCCAATATTGACGCTCCATTTAATCTAGCCTCAAACATCGCGCATCTGTTATACAAACTATCGAGTGTTCTGTTCAACCCGACTAAATCTAATCGGGTCACAGTTTGTGCGGATTGACCCGTATCAAGTTTATAGCTTTGTATACCCGCTGTGCCCAACGCAAGTATCGCCGCCTCATAAACTAAGATCATAGCTTCAGTTGCGTCAATTCGAGCTTGAATTAAAGACGTCTTCATAAAGGAATATTCTGTGAGAAATAACTAAAGAGTACGGCAAGACTGGATTAATAACAACTGATTTAAAAATGATTTTATTTTACATTTTTATTTTTATTTTTTGAATTATTTAATTTAATATTTAATTTAATATTTAATTTTTTATTTAATTTTTTATTTTTTAATTAAGTTTGGACCCTGTTTTAATTTGGGCCCAAACTTTTAAACCTAATACTATCATACACTTACGTGACTTTTTTAGGTGTTCTACAAAAAACAGCATCATTTGAAGATTCGGCTACATATTCCCAAAAACAAGGCCAATCGACGTTTTCAAGTTCGAAAAATTGAATACAAATATTCCACGCCATAATCTCAACGCCAGCGTGTCCATACACTAATAAATCCCATAATGTATTATCTTTGTTACCTGGTCTATGCCAAAAATATGTTATTACGCCATTATCATCGACTTTTTCAAAACGCGTTTCCACGGTCAATTCTTTAAGCTGTTTAGTAGTGATATCGATGGGAGTATTAAAATGATGCATTTTTTGCTGGCCAGCCCCTTCGCCCCACTCTCTACGTAAAACAGGGGACAACCTATCCTTATAATGATCGACTAAAATCCTATAACCGATAGTACCATCTTGGGTTTTAAATTCCGCAAACTCTTTTATTGTTTGATTTTTAGCTGTACGGTCTCTTCCTAAAATCGGAAAAACAGCTTCGGCGTATTCTCCACAAAATGATGTCACAGTCGCGTTACAATATCCAGCATCCACAAGGGTCATCGCGATTTTATACCTAACTCCATTGTCAGCTATATATTCTTTATCCTCAATCAAATCTCTTAACTTTTGCCAAACTGGCGATGTTATTTCGTCGCAAAACGGTTCTGTACCCTTAACTTCATATCGCCAATAATCAATCACATAGCTACATTGATCTTGTGTCCACCCCATTACGCTAACGCCTAAATTGCGTTTATGCACATCAACCTGACATGTTAAAAATAAAATAGGAGATCCCGAATATTGTTTTGCATATGCGTTGGGGATCTGACCGAAACGATAAACCGGTCGACGATGGAAAGAAACTTGATCAATTCTTACTTTTGTGCCTGTACGACGATACGGCAAACCTAATCTGTTATTATAAAAATTTTGCAACAAATTATCATTTTTAGCGGTTTTTGTCACCGTGTCCCATGCCTCTAACCATTCTAATACGATGGCGCTCCAGGGAAACATCCCAATAGGCGAATACAACGCGTTTATATGATATGAGCGATGTTCAGGTGTTCGCGCCTTTGATGTAGGCACCCACTCGCCCCTTGGTAACATCCAAATTTTGTCAGAATTCCTATGTGCGTGTCCACAATGTTTACAAATATACCTGACAGAATCGGGAATTAATATTTCACCATCCAATTCCCAAACTAAACCATAAACTAATCCATTTTCTTTATTTTCACCACTAAATCTAAGTTCTTGTTTCACTTTACAGGATTTACATGGAACTAAATATTTCCTTTGATCACCCTTTTCGTACCCTTTTGTGATCCGGCTTGAACCTTTAATCAAGGGTGTCGATATTCTCAATATTTTACGAGTTTCATGATACGCCGTAGTTCTGGCTTCCACTAATTTTTGAGGATCACCATCTTTACCGACTTTCGCGGGATATGCATCAATTTCGTCTTCTAACAAAAATCTAATTGAAAAAGAGCGTAATGTATCGGCGTTTTGAGCGCCCATCGGTAATAAATAACCGCCGCCCACCCATTCTATCTTTTTATCAGTTAAGCCTGTTTTCCGAGCACTGCGAAAATCAGAAGACGTAATTAAATCATATAATTCAGAATGTAATAGCATGGGAATAATATTAGATTCCACTCGCCGTTTAGCCAAACCCCCGTCTGCTGTAAGAAAAATTGCAGGTGCGGATTTGACATGATCAATGAGATACCCAATTGTATTTTCGAGCACGCCGACCGTCGCACCAACTTGCGCAGCCTTCATAAAATCGACTTCCTGAATACGCGATGTTATAGACATGCAATTAGCTATTTCCTTCAAATACGGTGCCACACCAAAGCTATAGTAACCTTCCATCGATGTGACTTGTGCAGGTAAATACCGTTTTTCTTCAGCCCACTCACTAACTGTGATATTGATCTGACAATCTACAATATTTAATATTTGATCAGTTAACCACTCGCAATCATCATTTTGTAAACGATGATCGGATTCGCCGGAATTATAATTAATTTGTGCGTATTGCATTTTAATCAACCTCCTCTAATTTGCTAGTTTCAGACAAACCTTTTTTCAACACGTTAGTTTTAATAACAGTTTCTTTCGTTTTCTTTAAAATTTTTCCTATGCCAGTCCTTATCAACTCTTCGCACTCTATTGTCGCATCCGACCCCTCACTTTCAATTAACGCCACAATTTCTTTTATCACAGCCGAGGGAAAACCCGTCACTAATCGTTTGTATGCAACGTCAATTAATGCTAAAACAGACTTGAACACTAACTCCCTGTCTATTAAAGTGCCCCTTTGCTCTTGTATTTTTAAATCTCTAAAATTATAATCAGCAATGCCCTTAAGCGAATCTACAAAACGTTTAAAACCATCAATTGATCCGTATCTCATTACAACCTGTTTAATTGTTAAATCTTCGATATCTTCTATTGTAAAATCGTCATTTATTGAAATAGACATTGATGTGAGGTCTTTATCAGCGTCAACATAGACTTCCTTAGATTTTTTCAGTGCCTTACTTAATTTTTTAGGTTTTTTATTAGACGTACCTACATCTATCAAGTGATCTTCCTTGGTTTTTTCTGCTAAGTACGCGACCACAATATGATGCGCCGCATTTATTTTTTTACCGACCACGGCATCAGCTAACGCGTTATCAGCAGCTTGAGTTATTGCACCCATTGTGACACCCGCACGCAAAGACAATTCTTTTCTTGTGATCAATTCTAATTTTATTTTTTTCACAGTTTTGATTTTTTTCACAGTTTTCATTTTTTTCACAGTTTTCATTTTTTTCTCCGTTTAAATAAAATAAAAAAATCTGGCCGTACTGAACTTTAGGTCAAAAAATGATCAATTTTAAAGAAAACGAAAGAAACTGTTATTAAAACTAACGTGTTGA